AAAAAAACATTGTCGCCATTGTCTCGACATTAAAAGGATCAACATAATTGTTGTTAAATATTCCGGTCACCTCATTGCCGCCCACTAGCAAGGTTTTATCAGACAGGTGTTTAATCTGTGCCGAGTTTAACCTTGTTTGAAGAGCGGCGAATGGGTTAGCCATAATATTAAGCAGCTACAGCGGTATAGCAGCCGAGTTTCATGATCACGGTAGAGCTTGGGTTTACTGCATCAGCAAGAGCGATTCCTACACATTGTTGAGCTGTTAACGTTTTATTAACAACTTTGTTTGTGGCGTCCCAAAAGAGACGATCCCCGGCAGTAATAGCTAAAGCGCTGGTTTTTGCAATCTCGACAACACCTTCAGTGACGAATGCACCAACCACGCCACTTGCCACGTCCTCAGCAGCCACGCCAAACAGGCTTGTTCCGAACAGGTAACCGACACCAGCTGCCACGGCAGCCCCAGGGGCAAGTGAAAGTGTGTTACCTGGTTGAATATAATTATCCATCTATGTATCTCCTTATGCACCAACGTTTTTATAAAGACCGCGATAATCTATTGCTTTTGCTGCGAAATCCAGTCTAGCTTTAATCTCCATGCCATCAACATCAAATCCCTGGCGGGTTTCGATGTAAACGCCGTTTTGTCCTTCCAGGTAGCAATACTCAATCGTATCAACCATATTGCTGTCGGCAGCCATATACCAAGCCGTTCCGCTTGATGCGTCGAGACGCGGCTCAACGATGAGTTGTAATTGGCCTCTAAAAGGATTTACTGTTGCAGCAGTAGCAGCGTTATATTCTGGAGTTGTATATTGCCAACCGACATTCTCAATTTGCGCAGGCACAATCAAAAACTTAGGGGTCAAATTCATTACAACGTTTTTCGGTGTTTTCTGTAAGCGCATCAGCTTTTTAGCAATACCGAGAGAATCAATTGAAATTACCGTTCCGGTACTCGTGTAATTCAGGTGAGTGGCAGCATGGAACAGAGCTACACCATCAGATAAAGCCGCGTTTGCTGTCAAAATACCGTAAACAGTATCAGATTCCAGGTTTGCAGCAGCAGTAGCGAACATAGCCGGGATGCGGGTAAACGCGCTCAAATCATCATTGATGATTGCTTGACGTGTCAGGCCTATGATCTTACCGTATGTGGCTAGTTGATAAGTTTCTTTACCGTCAGTCACAGCACCGCGCTTAAATTCGCCGCTCTCGGTTACTTTTTCAAGTGCAGGAGCATCTGATAAGCTGACTTTGCTCATCAATTTAAAGTCAGGTGCAGTTGTTTGACGTGCCCAAGGAGTAAACGTGCGCGGAGCGGCTTCATAAGCTTGGCGCAGTGATTTATTAGCCACGTTAGCAAGCACATTCGGCAGATCAGAATTACCTTCAAAAGCGCGAGACACAATCTGCAAACGATCCATGCCGCGATATTTAACACCGCGAGCATCCAGACACTCTTTGGCAATATCGATCATGCTAAGACCTGCATACTGTCTAGCACCATCACTTAATTTTACGCTTGGATTAGCGCGATACATGACAGCTTCGGTCATTAAACTGCGTCGGGTTTCTGTTTCGTCAACAGTGGTAAAAATATCAGCACGGCTAGAAATTGGTGCGCTTTCTGTGCGGGCAGCTAATTTCTCCAGAACTTGCGCTCTAGCAGCATCAACAGTAACATCGCCATCAATCAGTTCGTCCGCATACGACATATCAAGACCGGCAGAACGCACAGCTACGCGGATATCACTTGCGCGTTGTCTTTCTTGCTTGACTGCATCCGCCTTAGCTGCCGACCGGATCGCATCAACATCAATAGTGGGCTGAGTTACTACAGCCTCATCTGTTCTTTGTTCCATTTCTCTATCTCCATTATTAATATCAATCGATCTTCCTAGTCCCACAGTTGCGTCCGCAGGAATGTCACACAAGGTAACTTCCATAGGTAGCCATTTCGTTACTCTGTACTCATCCGGCTGTCCTTCTTTGCGCGAAATTAATGTGCGCTCAAGAATCTGATAGCCGACTGAAACATTCTGCACAATCTCATCTTGTATATCTTGTAGCAATCCTTCCATGCCGGCACGGCGCGATAACTTAACCTCTACATATCCGCGACCGTCTTGCACCCATGCGCGTACAGTTTTACCTATCGATCTTAGTGCTGACTCTTCTGTTTTGCTTGCTCCATGATTGAGCAGTACGGGAGCGCCATCATTAAGCCGAGACAAATCTATTTCGTCGTCTCTGTGCCCAAGTATTTCAGTCCACGGCTCATCAAACCAAGATTGGCGCAAATAAGGCGATTCTGACGAAAAAGGGAATTCGAGTACCATATTCCCAGGCATTGATTCGCTTCCATCTTCCTCGGCGCGTTTAGATATACTTAAGCTCAAGCTGCGAGTGCTAAGTAAGTCCTGTTTTTTATCTGTCATGCAAGAAAATCTCCATAATTCTCACAATGATTACATGCGCTTGATTTCATTTATATTGAAAAATGATAATAAAAAAGCCCGCTATTAACGGGCTCGGTTGATTAATTTTTAGGCTGATCTGGTGGCGGATCATTCTGCCCGCCTATGCCTTTAACTTTTACATTATCCATTGGGTGTGTTATTCCCGCCTTTGCAAATCGTTCTTTTTCGGCAATCAGATCTTCGAAAACCTTGTCAGGGTCATAGCCACGACCACGCACAGATTCAGCCCATGTTTTTAATCCGAGTCCTATCTCCATACCCTCGCCCTGAACATCCTTAACCGGGTCAACCCAGTCAAATCGTGGAGTCGTCCACTCCACATCTACATCAGCGCTTTTTATTTTGCCTGATATAACCGCAACATCTAAAAACTTTTTAAATATCTTTTCGCAGACAATGGGTATAAAATTGATCCATTGCCATTGCTCAACCTCGCGCCGAAAATCCAAAGTGCCCGCGCGAATCGATGAATAATTGACTTGAGAAAGATCGCCAGTCATCTGCTCGTAAGTTACGCCAGCGCCAACGGCAATCGCATGGAGCCTATCATTAGTGTACCCAACATCGCCCGTTGAAGTTGATGGGTTGGAAAATGATATTTCCTCGCCTGGATTAAGATATTGCACCATGACCGGGGATAGCTCTTCGATGCGCTCATTATTTGAGTCGGCAGTTTCTATACCGATGTTTCTGTTTTCGTCGTCTGTTTTAACAAAAGCCGCAATGCACGCTTCCGCGCCTTTGCGAACTAAAGTAGCCTCTAGATAATCATCCAAATCATTAGCTGTAAGCATTGATGGCGCCAAAACAGGAACGCCCCTTGCTTGTCCGGGCCTTGTTTTGTCATAAAAATGAATTACATCCTCAGCAGGCACACGGAAAGATTCAAGCCCTTGCAATTTTGGCGACATATCCCCTGGATGCTGTTTATACATCCAGTAAGCAGCTCTTCTACCAAGTCCATCATATTCGATTCCGTGCTGAATCCAGCCACCATTAGGGAGGTCCTCGAATTTATACGAATCCAGATAGTCAGCCTCCAGAACTTGCAGCTGCATAGGTACTGATAAGCCATCGGACGGCTTTCTATACCTGATCCTTATCAAACACTCACCTGACTCAGGTTCAGCACGCGCGATAAGCCGTTGCAAACCATAAAGATCAAAATGCCCGTCAGCATCACACTCTTTTATCCATTTTTTGTATAGTGCAGCGACTTTTTTATCTTTGATGTTTGCCGTGATACCTGTCCCAATGTAATTTGTCCATAGCACGCGCATCGCTTTGGCCGCATAGGGATTGTTTCTCACTAATTCGCGCGAGCGATTGCGTAATAGACTAAGCGCCGGTGCAATCTCAGCATTAGCAGAATTCCCAGCACTCACCCAATTACCCGTTCTCCTGCCAGTCTTTGCTCCATCGTAAGAGCGCTTATTGATCTTGTCGACTAGCTGCAATGTTCTTTTTTCTAACTTCGCTTTACTAGATATTTTCTTAGCCATTACCTGCCACCCCGGCTTATAAAAGAGTATCTTTTCTTCTTCGCAAGCGTCCCGGCATTTTGCAATTCTCGGCGTATCGTGTCTCTCGCTCTCATCAGATCAAGCATAGATCTATAGGTAACCTGCCTACCCTCTGAGATCACCGTTAATTCCCCGCTCGCAATTGCTGATTCGATAGCAGTTAAATCACTGGTTGTAAATGTCATTTTATCTTACCTATTTTTCTTGATAGTCTATAAACAGTGCTAGTGGACACTCTAAATTCTTTAGCAATCGATATAAAATCATTGCTTTTTTTTATTCTTTCCATGATCCTGTTATCAATCCCGTGCTCTTTTCTCGTGATATAGACATAAGAGCCAGCGTATTCTTGACGTAATTTCCTGTCAATATATACGATTTCATCATCATTTAAACCTTTTTCTGATAAAACCTGTGCCATTCTGGATAAAATATCAGTCATCGTCTTAATCTATCCCTTAAAGATCCCATCATTGACCTTCCGCGACTCTGTAATTTTGGCTTTGGTATTGCAGCAACTTTCTGTGATGATTCTTTAACCTCTTGATGATCGCCGCTTGCTTGCTTTTCTACTGATTTTACCGGGTTTAGAAATTTAGCCTCAAGCGCATCCCAATCTTTCTTGGTGTACCTATGAGCCCTAATCCCAGAGTGATGCAAAGTAGCATAAGCATATGTTAACGTATCAAGTGGCTCATTCCGGATGCCGTCATGTTTTTTAACGTACCTTTTCTTTTGTCGGTCATAAGTCTCAGATATCAAGCCGCCAAAATATTCAGGGCTTAAGTCTTTAGCAAATCTTAACATTCTATCTTCTGGCTTTTTATCCTCGTCATTCGACAACCTCGAGAATATCACATGTTTAATATCCACCGTTCCAACCTGATGAAGCATAACACCTTTTTTATCAGATACACCCTTCCATGTCACGTCTTGCATAGATCCTTTGCTCAAAACAGGCGCATTTAGTTTTGTGGCTCCAATAATCGCAATCGGAGACCTTATGCGCTTTGATCTGACATAATGCTTGACCGCCTCACCTCTATGGCCGCCAACGTCAATTGCAGTTGCTATTACTTGCAAAACTCTTCCAGATTCGTGCTCTATACCTGAATTTATTAGATCTGTCAATTGATCCCAGACATCATCATCAGCAGGATCGCCATGTAAAACAACATAATCTAATATGGTCGCTGACATATTGCGTCCCCATCCAACAATCTGCACCTCAAGCCGATTGTCCTGGGTATCTACGCCAGCGGTCACAAATAGCACATTGCTCGGGGCAAAACGTAAGTCATAATGCTCGGCCCGGTCAATCAAAGTTTGGTAACTTACCGTTTGTATTGTCCGTTTCCATACCCTAGCCAGCCTGGTATTGTAAAACACAATCATCATTGCATCGTTGCCTTGATCAAGCTTTTCCTGAGCTGCGGCATGCTCTTTTACCATATCAGACCATGACAGCCATCCATATGGTAAATACATAGCGCTCGCAGTAAATGATTGTAAATAACCTGTGCTACCAGAAACTGGATCAGTCCATAATCCATTGACAAACATTAGATTTTTATCTTTGTCAGTATGCATGCCACCGCACGACTCACACGGGTATAGTGCAGATCCAGACTCGCCAACAACCAAACGTTCGAATATTAATTCCTGAGCATGTCCGCAGTGAATGCACTCAGCAAGCGCCCTTCTTTGTGTGCCAGACAAAAACAAATCATTGATGCGCGACTCTCCATCAATGGTTGGGGACGATGGATAATAGGATTTTTTATTTTGCTGAAAAGTAGTTTGTCTACCGTCAGTCAGTTTTTTTGGATCGCCTTCCTGATCCACGTCTCTTTGACACCTGTCAATTTCGTCAATGA